TAACTTGAATTTCACTACCACCAACAGAAGTTGAAGTAATATCTAATCCGGTAAGTTGACAAAATTCGGCCACTCTGTTAAGGCCATAACCAAACTGCAACGCTAAATCATAAACTGATTGCGTTTGTCTTATGTAATATGTCTTGTCGGGTTGTTTTGGTGTGTTCTGTTGCCTTATTGCTGCTGCATCAACATTGCGTTTAATTGATGCGTCAAAAGTTAGTGTAAGGCCCTCAATTGAATCTGTTATTGTTAGGTCATTATCGCTGCATAATTTTACCGAATATTGAGCATCGCCATAAACGATTATAGCGACATCATAAATCCCTTGACCGTTCTTAACTACGTATAGCATCGACATCAAAGTTTGAACTATTAGTATCGCTAAAATTAACGGTTATTGAACTGAATCCATCCTGCGCTAATTGCAACAATATTTGTTTTTTTAGTTGCAACTGCGCACCACTACTATTCAGGTAGTTATCAATACCAACACCGCAAAAGATATACTCTTTCCAATCGCCCTGCGTTGAATTGATAATGTCAACAATATGGTCTTCATCACTTGCACCGATAACAAAATCGTTGTTCATAATTAGCGCATCTCCATCGCTATTTTGTAGGAAGTCTTTAGCCGTTGCCATGCAATACTTTGGTATTTTCTATTTGTGAAATATTTATTTGTGGCAAAACTGCCGCGTTGAATGTAGCAGCACTTACACCGCTATCTAATATGCCCGAATAAACTGCTATTGCAGTGCCTGTTAATGCTTTCAACGTATTAATCTCTGTTTGTAAGTTATTCAATGCAGCGTTCAACACTTGCACCTTAACCAACCCACCATTCGCATCGCCTGCAATGTACACTTGGTCAACTTTACTTACCATTGAAACATAAGCCGTAGCTTGTGATGTTTGTTGCACTATTACAACACTATCGTTTGCAGGAATCAACGTAAAACCCTTTTCAGCATCGGCATTTAACAACACATCGTAAAATTCAGCATCGCCATTTGTCGGGGTGCAAGTGCAAGTGAACGTAGCCAAATCAATGTCGCTCACCTTGCACAATACACCCTCATATTGCAAGTCATTTAGACCGCTTAATGATTGAATTGCTTGTCTTATACCTGTTACTTGTACGCTCATATTATGCTATTCTACGTTCTAATTCAATTGTCTGTTTACCGCCCTCCGATGTGCTTACTTCTGTTATAACTGATTTAATTAAGTATTTACCTTTGCGCTCGGGGTACTTCCAACTATCAATAACTGCATAATCACCCGGCACAACTAATGGCTCTAAAAATGTTTTGAAGTTGCCATAATAACCAGTGTAGTTTGACTGCTCTAAAAACGAATTACATTTAGCATCTAAATCTGCCTTTGTGCCACCTAACTGAAACACCGTTCTAACATCGCCATCTGTTGCTCCTTTTGGATATATTACAGGCTCCTCAAACACTCCTTTGTTTACTAATATACCTTTAACCAAAACTTTAACGTCATCCTTTTTTAAGTAGGTTAAGCCCATGCCCTCTTTAACCATTTTTTCAAATAAGAACACTGCTTTCATAGCTTCATCCTTATAAAATGGTAATCCAACACGAAGCACACCATTAACGAAAAACGAAAACAAACCGTATTGGTCACGTAACACTTGCAGCACTTTACCAACACTTGCTTCTTGTAAACGTATTTGACCTAATTGTGCGGTTAAATCAACTTTATAAGGGATGTTGATGTTAGTTAGCATCTTACCGATAAAAGTGTTTAAATCAACGCTTGTTGGGAATACTAAATTTGGCGCAATAGTTTGTTTGAGCAAAAACATTTCATCCTCGCACAATAATTCAATAGGCACGTTGTTGTTTATCTTTGCAATATAACCTGTGAATATTACGGTTTCATTTGGATAGTATGCAGCAATAATCTTAATCTTATCACCTCTGCGCATCATAGCATTTTCGCCCTCGTAAATTTTCCTCTTATTGTATCTAATACCGCGCGGCAATGTAACCGAAGCCGTTTGTGTTTGCTTGTCGAATGACCGCGCAACGGTAACTTTATTTACAGCAGGAAATGTAAACGTTTCACTACGCCCATCACCTTGTTGTTCAACTATTACGCGGCAAACAATTCTAAACATCTTTAGTTGTTTTAGAAATTGTAAAATCTATATCACTCACGCAAGTCCATTGAAAGTATTGCACATTGCGAAGTCCTTGTTGCTGCGATAATTGGCAACTTTCAACAACGATTTGATTCACTCCTAAAATGTCATTAAGAAACGAATTTACAACTTTTAACGGCACTGGCGCACTTGCATAGCTTTTAATCAATCGCGCATCGTCATCAGGGTATTGGTCGGGGTTTTGTGTTGCCACATATCCGCGAATGGTTATTGACATATCACTTTCGCCAATGTATTCTTTAACCGTTCCTTTATAATCAATAATTTCAGTTTTGACAATAGTTTTGTTAACCGTTGCATCAATGATAACACCGTTAAGGAACAAACCTTGTGCTGCTGATGCTGCTGTATTGCTCGCTAATACGTTTGGTGTTTCAACATATTCATTGGTTAACTCATTAAAATCAAATGTTGTGTATTCAGGTCTTTCAATAAATAAAGTGCCGTAAATAGGTGTACCTAATAACGAAGTAGCATCGGGTTTATCTGTTACAATGTTTAAGTTTTTAGCAGCTATTATAGCACGTTCTACCAATGGCAAACCGAAGCCTTTTGATAGTGTTCTAAAGTTTGCTTTTGCTGCTGGTTGCGGTATGTAAAATTGTATTGACATCGAATTTTATGTAGTTGCCATTAGTTGGAAATCATTAACTGCTTCAATTAGTGCTTGGGCCACTTGCTCTTTAATTTGATTTGCACCCTCTTTTATGTTTGTAGTGTTTAAGGTAACCGATCCAAACTCTTTAATTTGTATATTGAAATTCTGCACACCTCTGCTTTCAACTACGTTTGTAGATGTGCCACCTTTAGCTTTGGTTGTGGATGTTGGTGGTGGTGCGCCTGCACCTCCCGCTTTCATTGGATTCATTGCGCTTGCAGGCCCACCAATAGCCGAACCTTTTGCGGTTGTTTTATTTAACTTTTCTTGTGCTGCATTTGCGGCATAAATACCAACTGCTAATGCTGCCGCTGCTCCTGCTGCAACTAAAAACAAACCAACACCAGTTAATCCTGCAAAGAAAGCGGTTGCGCTATTTAACAACCATTGCGCTACCGTTACACCATCTAATGCTGCTGCAAGTGACCAAATGCCATAAATAAATTTAGCACCCGAATAAATTGCAGCTATTTTCATATAAGCATTGTATATAAATATAGCACCATAAAGACCGACAAATGCACCTGTTAATCCTGCTATTGCAACTGCATGTTCTTTAACAAAATTTGTAAAACCTGTTATCAATGATATTGCACCTTGTATAACTGGCATTAATAATTCACCAAGCGTTAGCTTTATTTCTAAAAATGCGTTGTTCATTCGGTTGAGGTTAGCGCTTAAACTTTGCGTTGCTGCATCCATACCGCCTGCAAATTCTGTTTTTAATTGTGCTGCAAATCGTGGTAAAAATTCTTCACTCATAAGTTTACCATCACTCATAAACTTATCTAATTCCATTGTGGTCATGTTCATTGAACGTGCTGCAATTTGGAATGCGCCCGGTATGCGTTCACCTAATTGGCCACGTAATTCTTCAGCACTTACTTTGCCTTTAGATAGCATCTGTTCTAATGCTCTAAATGCGCCCTCTGATTGCTCTGCTGATAGGTGCATAACAGTTGATGCCATACCAACACTTTCAAATACATCTCTAACCCCTTGCCCCTCTAATGCTGTGCCGCGTGCTGCTCCGCTAAACTTTGCAAATGCAGTTGCGGCAGTGTTAAAATCTAATCCCATTTCTTGGGATATATCACGCAAATATTCAAAATCTCGGCCGCCTTGTTGCACCGAACCGCTTGCAAAGTTTAATTGATTTTGTAAGCCTTCCATTGCGGCAGTTACGTTCACAATTTCACGAACAATAAGTCCTGCACCAATAGCACCAATAGCAGAACCTAAACCAAGCGCAGACTTTTGCGCTATGTTCATTTCACCATTCAACTTTTCAGTATTAGAAGTAGCCGATTTAATGCCGCTACTAAACTTATCTTTGAGGCTTAATATATATTCAACACTATTATTTGCCATTTTTCTTGTCTTGAATTGTACCGTTAAACTTTAACACCCACATAATCTCTTCAATCGATGTGGCCCATTGCTCATCACTCATAGCGTTTGGGTCAACTTTAAAATAAAAACGGATAAGCGCATTTTGACGTGCAAACTCATCCGTTTCTAATAACCTTTTTGCAGAATCTAATTTTTTTTTAACTCACCCGCTTCGGATTCTAACATCGGCAGGATTGTTCTTGCTGCGCTGCGTAACGCTTTAAAATCATTAATAATAGCATTCACATCGCCCTCAACACAAAGTGTTCTTAAAAACGATTCTACACCCATTAATTCATCTTTAGCAATTAACGCGCTAACTGTCTTGTAAGCAAGTCTATCCATTTCACGTAAGTAAACTGTCAAAGGCGCACCTTGTCTGTTGTTTACCGTTAGTGTGTAGATTTCAACACCAGCGTGCTTTGATTTTAATTCTTCAATATTTGTCATTTGTTTTTTGATTTGGTTTGCGCAAATATACTAAACAAATTCAATATGTGAAATTACTAAATCTAATTCCATCGGTATAGAAGTGTCGCCAGTTGCAGAACCAATCATGTTTTTCATAAACCTGCAATTACGAATCTTATGCACAACAGGAATAAGATTTACATCGGTGAAAGTAATAATGATGTCGAACTCTGGAATGTCCTGAAGCCTGCCGTTAGGCGCAACAGATACAATGTTCATCACTTCGTTCATCAATATTGTAACTTTCGCACTCGGTGTAATCTGACCATAGCCACGCGCAACAGGATAACGACCCGTTGCGTATATGTTTTCGATTGCGTCTTCTTCACCGTATTCAATAGCGGTTACTCCGATTATAGGTGTGCCAAGTATGATGCAAGTAATATCTGCGAACTCATACGCTTTTCCGTTTATTAACGGTAATCCATTTGCTGCCATGTTTTATACTGATTTTACGAATCCAACATTTACTTTAATTATACGAGCAACTCCTAAAGGAACATTTTGCAATGTCAATTCTAAAGTGCTTGTAGCAAGTACATCTTGGGCGGGGTTAATAATTATTTTATGTGCTGATAATTCGCCATCGGCCTCCATTTGAACCAATGGATTGTTTGCTAATGTTTCAAAGTAACCGATTGTAGCATTTGTTAGCGTGCCATCGGCATTTACTTTCAATGGTGAAGACAATGCAGGTAACATATTAGCACGTACAACACGCGTAATCTTTTGGTAAACTCTGTTGTTTTCGATTGTAGAGTAATCGCTCGTTGGTGTAACTGTTGTTCTGCTATCACTCCAATAAGAACCTGCGATGCCTGTTAGCTTACGTAGGAATGTGTATGAGTAATTATTTAGGCTCTCAAATTGACTATCAGCAAGTGCGCTATATAATTGACCGTTGCTAAATGCAATCGTGTCTAATTCGCTACCTAATGCCATGTTGAACTTGCCAACCCACGCAATAGATTCAGATACAAGTGCAAGTGATACTGCGCCAAGCATTGCACCACATGAACCAACTGATTTATTTGTTGCTTTGTAAATGTAATACCCATCGTTTGCGCCATCCTGTGCTATACACACGCTTACGTTTGGTGCTGTTTGTGTTGATAGGTCAACTAATGTAGCAACACTTCCTGTTGCGCTAATTTCAGCGTTAAGAATGATTTGCAAAGGTTTGTAAACCGCTTCGTTTGCCGTTGCAATAGCTTGTAAAGCCGCGCATTGTGCCGCGCTGAAAGCAACATTCTTTTGAAATACAGTTGATTGCTTAATTTCGCCCATTGAGTAATTTTGCATCAATGTCAACGCTGCGAATGTGTATGTGCTTGCTTCTTCTTCGTATAGACCTACATACAACTGCCCTTTAGTTTGTATTCTAAAATACTCGCTAATGTGATAGTACAATGTATCAATCCAACCTGCAACACCCAAAACAGTTGAACCGCTGCCTGTTGGTTGTGTCCATGTGCCTACGATGCCACCACCTCTTACAATAGATGCGTAAGGTGTGCCGCTATTTGGAAAAACACCCTCACCCGCTTTGGTTGTTACAAGTAAATTTGCACTTGGTGAACCACTCACAACATTTGTTGCACTGAAACCATGTGTTTGTGTGCCTGCATTTACTGCCGCTGCTATTCCTGTTGCTGCTGTTGTTGCACTTACTGCATCGGCAGCGGTTAATGTGTAATCTGTAATAACATATTCAAGTCCTAATATGCCTGTGTAGGTAATACTAAAAGTATTGCCCGCTGCAGGTGTACCACTAATAACACATTTTGCTACCGCTGCCGTTTCGCCCAAATGTGTGTTGGTGATGCCTAATGTTTCAGCATCGGCAACTGAAAATATTTTTTTTATGCGGTCACTTGAAGTGAACCCGCTCGGTAAAGTTGCGCCTGTTGCGTAATAATGTAGATGCGCAGATATGTAATCTGTGCCATCTAACGCGCGGCCTAAACCACTTGTTGATTTTACGAAGTTTATATTTGGTAATGCCATTTATTTATTGGTATTAAAAAAGGCCTACCTACATTATAGCGGGTAGGCCTCTTTAGTTTATTATTTATTTAATTAAGATACCCAAGTTTGAACCAATGCTGCAACACCTTTCATATCAGCACGCAAAATTGCAGAACCTAACATTACTTCCATGTTGAAGATTGAACCTAAATATTCAGGCTTACCGTTACCATTTGAACCACTATCATACAAAGGTGTCATTGAACCTAATGCACGAGCAACAGTTGTTGAATGGAAAGCGATACAGGCAAGGTTGTCAGTTGTTGCAGTAGCAGCACCGAAAGCCTTTGGTGTAGTTACGGTATTAGCGTAAACTGATACCACTGGGCGCATCATGATTTCAAATCCGTAAAGCATTGCAACGATACCGTTTTGCAATACGTTTGGTTGGTTTTGGAATCCGTTGTAAGATGCTCTGATTACATCACTGATTTGGAATAACTCCCAAAACATATCAGTTGAC